CAACAGACTCTGCGGTCGCGGCTTCTGTGGGAGGAGGTCTAAGCGGTGCGCTCAATGACTCTGAATCGCAGCTGCTAAATCAAATCGATCAACAGTCAGAAACAGTTGTTGAACAGCCGCAAACACTCAAGGCTGCACTGCGCGGAATTGAGTCAGACATGAACCTCGCTCCAGGCGAAACGGTCAATGTCACAGAAGTAACGGGCGACAAACGATTGAACGCTCTAGCCAAGGCGCTTTATCAGGCTTTTGGCGTGACCACGCACTGGGTGGATTTTGGCGCTGAAGGAATGACCACCAGTTCTGGCGCAAATCTGGGAGGCTTCAACGGCTACAGGCATGACAAGAACACCATCCTTGTTGCGCCCAATGCAGATTTCATGGACACCACTTGGCATGAGCTGACTCACACTCTTGAGGTCAATCATCCAGATATCTACAGCGCATTGAGGGACTCGATTCTTAAAAACATCGACCCACAAGCCAAGAAAAATCTTTACGACACCCTGAACCAGCGCCGTCAGGCTGAAGTCGGCCAGAGCATGTCAGCCAGTGAGCTTGAGTCTGAGCTGGTTGCGGTAACCGTGGGAAGTCAGAGCAAAGACCCGGCATTGTTGCAACAGCTGTTTGACGGCTTCACAGATAAAACTCTTGCCGCTCAATTCAAAGATTTGCTGCTTGAAATCCTAAACAAGATTTCCGCCTCACTTCGCGGACCCCAATACATCGCTGACCGAGCAAAAGTTATTCAGGCTCGGACCGCGATAGTGAGCGCCTTTAGCGCTTATCAGGCTCGACAGTCTCAAACAACAGCTGTTGCACAGCAGCAAACCGGAGCTATCAATGGTCAATCCCCAGTCTCAGGCGCAACCACCGTCGCAGCCACCTCCGCGCCAACAAACACCGGCTCCTATGCAAGACCAATATCTGTTCAACGAGGCAAGTCGCAAAGCGACCCCATTGCCACTGTCGCTGAAGCATTCTTTGATGCGCAAGCGAACCCCAAGAAGCCCAGCCGCATAGGACGTTGCCATGAGCTGACAGTGATGAAAGTCGCTATGTCAAGCAATGAAGGCTTGAGCCAAGTGCTTTGCGTGACGAAGACAAATCCAACGCAAAGAATCTGGCACTCGGTTGCAAAAGATGTCAAGACCGGATCGTACTGGGAGCCAATCAGGAATCGCTGGTACACGCCCGAAGCCATGGGTGTTTTTGGGTTTGAGCCGGTTATGGAGTTTTCAGCAACAGAGTCGAGGAGGGCGTCATCAAGCGCTGGCGTTTATGCCGATCAAACCGTCTATCAGCCCCGTGGCTGGCAAAAAGACTACCTCGAGCAGGGTGACTACGACAGCAACTTATCAATCAACCAGGAGGCGGCAAATGCCACTCAAAACGGGCAGCAGCAACAAAGCAATCAGCAGCAACGTCAAGGAGCTGATTCGAGCCTACCAGAGCCACAGCAAAATCGGCAGCAGCCAGCCAGCCAGCCCCAAGGAAGCGCAGCAGCAAGCCGTAGCAATAGCCCTCAGCAAGGCGAAAAAGCGAAGCCGGTAGCAGAAGGTCGGTTTGCCAGGATCGCGCCTCCTGTGTCCGATCCGGACGGCGTCATTCGGGTCAACGGGCGCGAGTATGCGGAACGAACCGAGCCCTACACCAAGGAGGGCACCAAAGCCTATCTGAAGCGAGCTGTTGATACCCTGGGTCGGCCCAAATTTTTACCTCTTGAGCCAGAGAAATTTTTTAGATACAGCTTCAAGACCTACATCGTCAACGTCTCAGACATCGATTCAAACAAGTCAGACGCTGAAAATATTCAGGGTAATGAAAACGCGCCCAAGCGATTTCTCGCCGCTTACGATGGCATTGTTGATCCGCGAGATGCAATCGCCATTCAAGACCTGGAGAATGGGCGCTTCAAAGTTATTGATGGAAACGGAACACTGACAGCTTTTAAGAGTTATGGCTGGACAAGCATTCCGGCAAACATCTTTAAGTCTAAGGCTGAGTTTGAAAAGTTCGAAGATCGTCAGGCAGCAGCTCCGACATACCGAGCTTACATTTTGAGCAACCAAAATCGCCGACAGCTTCAGGCTTTTTTTAAGCCAACCCACTCCAGGCTTATTCTTGACCACATCACAGCCAACGAAACAGACGCTGCAAAGCCAACCAAGGTTGAGGTCGTTGGTCTACAGGATGCGGAAGGCATTCAAGCCTTGGTGGTGGTGGTCGACGGTCGGCACATTCGAGATGATGGTCAGCCGTACCACATCACCCTGTCTGCCAATGAGGGGACAAAGACATCAGATGCTGGGCCGATGCTCCAGCGTCAAGGCTACAACTCGATCACGCCGTTTGAGCTGAAGCTGCCGTATGGCGCAGACTACACAGCCGTCAATCGCCAGCAAGACATTCTTGATCGGCTCAGTGACAAAGAGCAAAACAGACCTGTTGCCACTGGCGAATACATCAAATATCCACTGATCTTAAAAACCGTCATTGCTACGCAAAACCTGCTGAAGATGGCGATCAATGTTAAAAAAGACTTTGATGCTTTTGGACTTGAAGTTGCAAAAACAAACGGCATAACCTACAAAGCCGGACCGATCAAAGCGTTTCCTAAGTCGTTTGGAAAAATTTGGTATGAATACGAGGGCGACTCATCGCTCCTTAAAGACGCTGTTCGCTCGACTTTTGTGGTCGAATATCAAGAAGACATTGCGGCAGCAATACAGGCAGTGCTTGCAGCCTATCCTGGCTCAACGCTGAAGCATAACCGCTACGATCCCGACCCGGCAGTGGCAAAAGTAGCAGGTGCCGGATATCGCGATGTGATGTTCAATCTGTCTTTTGGCGGCATGCGGGTTGAGCTACAAATGAACACGCCAGAAATGATGGCTGCAAAAGAGATTGGTCACAAACTCTACGACGACCAAGTGCCACTTCAGCAAGAGCTTCAAAAGCCCTCAACGACTCAGGAAAGAGCCGAGGCTCTCCAGGCTGAAATTGACGAACTTAACCGTCAGCAGCGCGTTCTTTACGGCGCTGCCTTCAAGGCAGTTCAGGCTCGCTCAGCAGAACGAGCGGCAACCAACTTGCGAAACTCAGCCTCAGAAATGACATCTCCGTCCTCGTCGGCGGTACGGCGGTTGTATGTCCAGGGCGGCTCTAGCCTTGAGGTGGAGAAAAACATCCAGCAGGTTGCTTCGAATCCGTCAGGAGAAAGCGTGACCGGGATGGCGTCGGCGACCTTGAGAAATGTTGTTCCTTCGGGGAACACTTCGGGTAATCTGACCATTTCTGACTCTCCTACAACAATACCTAATGGTACCACAAACCCACAAAATAGTGGTCAAGCTTCTCGACAAATAGACAGCCCCTTTGCCTCAGTCGTCAGCCAAGAAGAAGCCGATGCCCGGATCAGCCGAAGGCAAAAACGCCTCCCTGGCGTTGGCGCTCCAACCAATGAGCGTAAGCAGTTCTTCATGGGCGGGACGCGCTTTGTCACCGGAAAGATCACAACGCAAGACTGGCTTGATCGGGTCAATGATCACATGACTCTTGAAGACATGCAAGATGCGAGAGCTTGGTATCAGCAGCTTCACGAGACTTTTGCCCCCATCTTTGGAGACAAGTCAACCCTCTTTGCGCTCTCTTGGCTGATGTCTCAAAAGAGGGCATCGCCCACAATGGGCATGATGAATGTCCTTCGCGGAGAGGATGTTGCCAAGGGCAAGCCGGTGATCAAAATTGCTGGCTTGAACCATGATGCCATTGTTGACGTTTTTTCTGGCCGCACACCTACCGAAGGAATTGGCGCAAAGCTTCAGGATTTCGTTGACTCCGAGCTTGGAAAGCCGTTTCGGACACTGATGAAAGACAACCCCCTAGGCAGACAGCCAGCAGCGATCGACGTTTGGGCTCAAAGAGATATCGGTTTTTTGGACAGCCATACCTTTGAGTGGGTCAGAAAAACCTTTGGCGGTGATGCAGCCAATCAGCTGCAGGTCAACAACTTTGAGTACGACCCTGTTCTGGACCAGATCAGCAATGACAAGGCTTTGTCTGAGATACGAAAAGACAAGACCGTCGATGGCGAAGCCCAGTACGAGTACGGCATCGATTTCTACAACGATGTCGTCGACATGCTCAATGCGCAAAATTATGACGGCGGTGGCTGGACGGCTCCTCAGGTTCAGGCTGTTGGCTGGGTCAACATGCAAAGAGTGATGGGTGTGAAAGCTGAGTTTGTCAGGGACATTTTGGACGGCAACACCCGCCGAGTCAGCATTGGTCTTGCTCCTGGTGAGGGCTCTCGTTTTGCAATCACGCTTGGCGGAAAGGAAATTTCGCCGACCGAGGCTCAGAAAGAGATTTCATTCTTGGCTGAAATGTCCGGCGTTCGAATTCGTCAGAGCCTCTCCGGGGTTGGAGCCTACCTGACCTCTGTTGAGGGAAGCATCCAGGTTGAAACGCTAGGCTCTCCTGAGTCAATTTCCGATTTTATGGACATGGTTGGCTATGCCTTCCAGCAGACCGAAATCATCAGCTCCAGACCCATGCTCAGCGGAGACAGGGGAGCCATCGATGTTGTGTCTCCGGGTCTCGCCTCATCGGAAGATGCGATTCGCTTTTTCCAGGCTTATTTGGCAAGCAATCCTCCTGTCAAAAGGGGCAAGAGCGGGGACTTGATCGCCCCCGGCTTCCAGCAAATTAAAGTCAATGGTGTTCCGGGCATTCGGCTGATCAATAACGATGGAACATTCAGCGAAGAGCAACAGACTAATTTGGTGCTTGCATTAAATGACGCCGCCGATAAAATCGGGATCGAGCTTGACAATGAGCAAAGCGGCTACCTTCTTGTCAGCGTGAAGTCAAGCAAAAACGACTGGGTAAAGGACAAAGATGGCAAACAATTTATCAGTTCGCTGGTTGACAGAGGACGATCTGAAGAAGCGAGACGTTTACAGCGTCGGTACCCACCATCGCGCCTCGACATTAGCGGAGACCAATCCATCCCGGCAAGCGGAAGCTTCAGCCGCCCAGTCGGATTCGTTGGACCTGCAGAACCTGCCGGAAGACCCAATCCTCGGAGTCGAGAGGGGGCGGGATCGCAAGGAGAAAGAGGATCAGTTGAGGGGGCAATCCACTACGGACGAGCCCCCGGTCTAAAATTTCTTTCAGGAAGCAGCTTTGGCAGCGGCATTCGTGGTGCCGAGCAAAGCAGGCTAAGCCAGCAGGGCGTTGATCCTCGCATCAAGCGCCGGGTTTATTTCTACCTGCCGACCCAGGGCGGGATTCCTCAGCCCGAAGCTGGTCTTGGCGGGGCGATTTACACCGCAAATCTGACGGGTCTTTACGACTACTCTTCGATGCCCCCCATCAAGGGCCAGGGCAATGCGCTTGAAACAGCCATTCTTGATCGCGGCTTTACCGGCTACATCAACCGTGAACAGGGAACAGTTGTTGTTCTTGACAGAGAAGTCCCGGTCAGCTTCCTTGGGAACAGCTCTGACTTTGCCAAAACCCAGAGAACCATTGAGCGAATCGCGACTCGCGACTTGACGAGGGCTGAAGGCAGCGAGCTTGTCCGCCGCCCCGGCAATACACCCTTCACGCCACAGCTGTTAAACAGTGTCAGGGCTGTTGCTCCAAGCTTCAGGCTTGAAAACGGCGAAGCTCGAGTCAATGCCTCAGAGGCTGATGCCGTCAACAGTGCGATGGAAGAAGCTGGTCTTGAGTTTCGGCTTGAGACCGAGCCAAGTCGGTCGCCCCTCGGTCAGTTTCAGCGCCAGCTTGTTCAGTACGCATCCGATGGCGACCCGAGAGCGCCTGCGCTTTTTGGCATCAGCCGGACGGCACCAGTGATGAAAAAAATTGGCGCTCCAGAACAGCTGTTGGTGATGACCCCTGGGACTGTTCAGAAAGTCACCAATCCCGAAAGCGTGGGCAAGAGCACTGAGGATGGCTTTCGGAAAAGCCCAACCAGGGTTGGTTTGCTTTTGCCTGTCAAAGCCAGAATCCCGTTGACGGTTGATGAAATCATGGATGTGTCACGGCAAATTTGGAATCCGGTTGCCATCATTAAAACCGAGTCCAATCCCAGCGGCACCCGAAGAGCAGGCTACATGCTGGTTCTTGACACGCCTAAAGAGGGCAATCCGGTTGTGGCAATTGTTCACGACAGCGTCAACTTTCAGGGACAGCTCGCCAGTGAAATTGCCTCGGTTTACCCAGTCAATGAACCCGGCACCCTGGCTGAAATCAACTCCAGCTTGAAGGGCAAGCTTTTTCTTTATTTGAACAAAGCCAAAGCCATTGCCTTGAATCTCAAGCTTCAAAGCAAATTGAATTTCAAGGACGCCAGACCTGGGGCTGCTGGACCGGGCGACACCAAGACAACTTTTGAAAGATTGCCAAACAGCAACTTCAACGCTTTCGCTCGCCGCTTTCCGCCCGTGCCCTCGCGGTTTACGCTGCCCGAGAGAACGGCTCGCGAACAGTTTGTGGAAAATTTGTTTGAGAACCGCATGTCACGGGTTGAAGACATCCAGGAAGCGGTTGTCGAACAAGGCGGAACCCTTCAAATTCGAGACGCTCAAGGCAACCTTCTTGGCACAACAGACATTGCAACAGCCCAACAGCGGATGCGCGGAGCTGTTCGAGGTCGTCTTGACCGCTTCAAAAAAGAGGTAGAGATTCCTCTGATCCAAGATGCGGCAAGGCTTAACGTCAACCTGGATGAGGTGGCTCAATTTTTGTATGCCACCTACGCGCCCGAGCGCAATTTGATCATTCAAACCAGAAACTCGAGCCAGTTCCCGACCGATGGCGGCTCCGGAATGACAAACGCTGAAGCAGCGCAGGTCTTGGCTACCTTCAGGGCAAGTCCAAATTTTGCAAACCTCAGCGCCATCTCTGCCCGTTTCCAAGCCATCACCAGGATGACTCAGCAGCATCTGCTCTCGAATGGCTTGGTTGACCAACAGACAATCACGCAGTGGCAGGCGGAGAACCCGAACTATGTGCCGCTTCGAGGCTTCGAGCTGATTGATCCTGACAGCGGCCAGGGTCTGGGAGTTGGCTCTCCCGGCAGGCTTGACCCTCGCAATCCCTTTGTCAAGGTCGCCAAGGGTCGCGAGTCAAAGGCTGGACAAATTCTTGAGAATGTTCTCAAAGACTATACCGATGCCGTGGTTCTGGCGGAGAAGAATCAAGTCTACCGCCTGCTCCTCAGATTTGTCCGTGACAACCCAGACCCTGCATTGTGGCAAGTCAACGCACCCGCGATCAAGCGCAGCTATGTTCGCAACCAGCTTCAAAGCCCCCTTGGCTATGCCTCTGGAGAGGTCCGCATTTCTTTTGAGAACAATCAAAATCCAGCTGAGACCATCGCCGTTCGCGTTCAAGGCAGACCCGTCTTCATCCAGGTCAGCGATACCGGAATGCTGGATGACATGAAGATGGCTGGAGCGATTGGAAGCGGCGACCAAGCTAGGCTTTATTTCCGGATTTGGTCTGGAACAATGAGCACACTTGCCAAGCTCAGAACAACGCTTTCTCCGGTTTTTGTGGCGATTGATGCGATCAGAAATGCTGAGACAGGCGGCTTCTGGAATCTGGTCAAGCACGGTCCGCGACAAGCTGCCAGCGTTTACGCCAAAACCTACAAGGCTGCGCGAGCCGCCTGGGAGATGGAGAGAGGCAACAACTGGACCGGCGGCATGACGCCAGACATCACGGTTCGAATCCCTGGACAGCCTGTTCAACAGCTCAGTCTGCAACAGCTGTACAACATGTTTCGAGATGACGGGGGGAAAGTCGGCTACCTCGATATTAAAGAAATCGAAGAAATCCAAAAGGACATTCAAACCCGTTTTCGCGCTGCCTCAGTTGCTGGCTCTCTTGATCCCCGCACTTACGGCATCCAGGCTTTGAATCTCGTCAGCAAGGTCGAGGACTTGATGCTTGATGCAGCCGGTTCCATCGAGACCTCTATGCGCTTTGCCAGCTACATGACTCGCCTGCAAAACGGGGCGACCCGGCAGGAGGCAACTGACTCAGCCAAACAGGTCACGGTCAATTTCGATCGGCGGGGAAAATGGACGCCGCATCTGGGCTTGCTCTACATGTTCGCCAATGCCAACATCCAGGGCACCAAGCAGACCTATAACCTGATCTTCAAATCAGGAGTGGCTGGAGCGGCTCTGGGCGGTTCTTTGATGGCTCTTGGCTATGCCGTAGCCCAGATCGGATCAGGCGACTCTGGAGACGATGACCAGCCTTACTGGGACAAGCACCTGTACAAGCAGAGCAAGATCAAAAATCTGCTCTTCTTCAAGGCAAACGGAGACACCATCACGATTCCCATGAGCTACGGGACCGGCTTCTTCGTCAACCTTGGCTATGCCATGAGCGACTTGCAGCGCGGGGTTCCAGCTGCCAAGGTTGCCGCCTTCCTCAGGGACAGCTTCCTCACTCACTTTAGCCCTCTTGGAAGCGCGGAAAACTTGGCAACCTTTGTCAGCCCAACCCTGCTTGACCCGATTATTGTGAACGCCACCAACCGGACCGAGCAGAACATCCCTCTGATGCCGGAGTCTCCTTGGGAGCCAAGCAAGCCCAACAGCGAGAAGTTTTGGGCTGCAACAAGGGGAACAATGTTCCAACAGCTGTCCGCCTACCTGAACAAGGAGACCGGGGGAACAGCTGGCTACAGTGGAAAGGTCGACATCTCCCCAGAAGCCATGAGGTTCTGGTCTGGCTGGCTGACTGGCGGCGCAGGCGGATTTGTGAGGGATGCCGGTGAATCAATCTTCTTGACCAGCGAGATCGGCAATGACGCCGCCTTCGAGAAGAACAAGATTCCATTCATCAAAGCCTTCTTCCAGAACAACACCGGCAAGCAAAATCAAATGGAGTTTGCCAAAAATTCTGAGGAGGCTGAGCGAGCTTTGACTGAGTGGAAGCTGCTGTTCAACAGCCCCCAGCGCCGAGAGGATGGGACGGCTGAGCGTCTTCGGGACGACAAGAAGCTGCGCGAGCTAGGCGGAGCTGTTCAAGCCTACAAGCAGGCTTTGAGCGGTCTCAGGCATGAAGAGATTCGAATCATCGACAAGAAAACGGCTGGCGACTACGACTTCGCCGAGGCTGAGGAAAGACTCAAAAAAGTGGCTGAAAAAAAGGACCGCCTCTACGTCAGGTTCAACCGCAGCTTCTACAAGGCAGACCCAAATACGCCGGGAAATTAAATTAAATCTTATTTTCCCGTGACCCCGAGTTAAATGTGGATTGCTCGCATATCACCCGCCAAACAAGTTGCTCATCGTAAGACAACAGTTCAGGGTAGTGGGTTGCCAAGTTCCTCAATCGCTCTGGCTCGTCTAGAGCCCAAAGCTGCGTTGCCACATTTGCGACTGTTGGTCTATTTCCGTTGATATCCGCTTCGGCTAAAGGCACTCCTTTTAAAGCCTCTTCGATTGCCCACTCCACAAAGTTAGCCAATGACCTGCGTTGCTTACGTGCGGCAATTTCGGCCAAGTACTTGAGTTTGGGGTCAAGCCGCAGGGCGAACACTTCAGTGCGGGGCACGCCTGCCTTTGCTTTACGGTTTTTCTCTGCCATGTTATGTCCTTTGCCGCTGCCAGTGTAAGCCCGACTTCAGTCCTAGGAGGAAGAAGCATCCGTGTAGATGTGCTTGAACTTTGTTTCTGTGGGCGGAATCCACCCATATTTGCGCCATGTTTTTTGAACATCTGCCCCTCTGACCCACTTGAAAGTCGAGCCCTCATCGAGCAGGCTTCCGGTGGTGGGGTCAAATTTCGCAGGAGGCGCTTGCACCTCGGGAACGGCTTTCAGGTATTTCATGCTTTGCTCCTCTCAATTGCAGTGATCAGGCGGTCCAGGTACCAGGAGGCTTTTTTCAAGTCCTCCAGCCTGTCAGCTTTGAGCTTGTAGCCAGCTCGCGACAGGTACTTCAGAGCGGTGAGCCTGAGGTGCCCGGTGAATTCTTCGGGCGTTGACTTGGCTTGCATGTAGTCGATGGTCTCGATGCCGCCGATCTTGTAGTGGTCGGGGTTGATCCAGTCAGCTTGGGTCTTTGCGATCATCGAAAGCTTGAGCTGCAGCGCATCAAAGGCATCGTCTTCTTCAGTTTTGATCATCACAACACTCCTTGAATTTCGTGAAGGTCCGCCTTGATCGACTCCATGGCGCAAGTCATGTCCTCGAGCTCTTTAGCGGTGATTGCCAACAGCTGTTCAAGCCTCCTGAGAGAGCTCAGAAAAACCAGCGGCATCAGGTCATCCGGAAATTCTTGGCTTTTACAAAACATGTCCATGCACGTTTCGTGGGAAAAAATTTGGCCGCTGGTTGGAGACAGCCAAGCAATGGGTTTGTGTTCCATGTCAAAACTCCGTTCTTTGTTCGTCTTGAAAAATTGGACAGCCGTGAGAGACGTTGCAGTAGTCGTTGCAGCGCCGGTACTCGCCCTTGCGGTACTCGACAAAATGGTCTTTACCGCCTGCCTCACAGGCGATGTCGGCATCTGACTTCTCGTCAAACAGCTTGATGGCACTTTTGCGACCGGCTTTTTTGAGCGCATAGACCGGATTGGTCATCCATCTTTCGGCGTCAGAGCAGGGCGGCGGATTCAATTCCAGGTGCGCTTTGATGCGCTCAGCCATGAATTCCTCTGCGTCTTCTATGCGCCAAAGCGGGATGTCGACGGTCGCCACCGGCAGCTGCGGATAGCTGATGTCTCGCTTTGCCATGGTTTTTTGGTGGTCTCGTAAGAACGCAATGATCCTTAATGAGGTGACCTTCATACCGTTCCGGATTGCCAGAACGCGAAGCAAATTCAGCTGCTCCACCCACTCTTGCTTGGGCTCTTCATCCTTCACGCTCCAGTGCGTGGTGAATTTATAGTCCTGCAGACAGCCGTCTTGGATGATGTCGTACTGGCCGCTGACGGTCAAGCCGCCGATCTTTGCGAACAGTCGTTCCTCGACGTTGAGACCAGCCCTTAGTCCGGCCCTCTCTAAGATCGCATGACCGATCTGCCCATAAAGCGAGAACAGTCGTTCCGCTACGTCTTCCACCGGCTCGACGGTTTCTTTCAGGCGGCGCTGGTAGGGCGGCGTGATGAGCTGGGTCACTGAGATGTCGCTGTTTCCCCGTGTGTAGGGGTCATTCTGCACAGCCAGGACAACGGCTTGTGGCAGGTTGAGTTTGTTGGTTAGCATGGCTCTCCGATGTGCGTGTTGTGGTGCTGCTGAACTGCCTGAATGAGAGGGTCTGCCGAAAAAAGATGGCTCGCATGCAGAGCCAAACGATCTCCGTAGCCAAAATTTTTGCTGATGCAGTGCTCAAAAAAAACATCTTTGTGGACAAGACCTCGAATCACAACAGCTGTTTCAGAGCTGTCGATGTTGCAAAGTGCCGCAAGGTCGCACTGAAACTTGCCTGCGTGATCAAAATAAAGCCAGTTTTTGGTACCCGCTGACAAGGGAGTCTTAACTTGGACCGTGAGTTCGCCAAGCCTGAGATCAATGCCCCCGTCACCGCCCACCAAAAGCGACCAGTCGGGCTGGAGGCACAGAGCCTGGGCCAAGCCAACTTCACCCATCAAGCCAAAAAAATTGATCTCCCAATCTGAGCGCCGCCGATCGTGCCGGTGGTTTGGTACACCCCAAGTTTTTTTAATTTTGTTGCGAGCGCTGGCGCTTTTCATGATCTTTTCGAGAGTCAGGTCATCCAGTCTGATGAGCCACATGGCTCAAAAAGGAGTGTCTTCTTCACCGAGCTCTTCGCTTTGGAAGTGTCCCTCCTCATTTTTTTTGCCCCAATGCAGCGCCCACTCCGGCGATTTCTTGATGGTTTCCTGCAGGTACTTGGGAAGGGTTTCAAATTCTTTCAGCTGAAAATCATCAAAGCTGAATTTGATTGTCTCGTTGTGCGCTTTGGGGGAAGCCATGCCTTTAGGGATTGGCATGACCGAGGCAACATTGGCGTGAACCCTGTCTCCGCTGCCGGTAACGTGGATGACGTTGAGCATGCAAATTTTTCCAAGCACGAATTCCAAGTCAAACTTAGACAGCTCGGCTTCAGTGAAGGCTCTCCCTCTCCAGCCCTCGAGCATTTTACGTAGATTCGCCTTCTCGTGCAGGCTGGCGGTGTACTTTTGCGTGCATACGTATGGACGCCCGTCCTCCATGAGCTCAGCCAATTCCCAACCAAGAACAACTTGATGCGGGGTCTTGGTCTCTCCCTTGACCACAAAGCTCTGGGTGCCCAGGTCAATGACCTGATAGCAGCGCGCTGCCGTAACCCCAGCTGGGGCGATCTGAAAATCCGAAGAAGAACCGGGGTCTTTGATGAATAACATGTTTTTCCTTGTCAAACGATATTGCTATGAAACAAAAAAATGCTTTAGCACGATTTTGTCGGTGAACGGGAATGCGTCCCGTCAAGCCAAATGTAACCCGGTTTTTGCCCAAGTCAATACCCAAAGGTATTTTTTTTTATGGAGCTAAAAACAGCCCGTAAATGTCACCCTAACTCAAAAATAGTTCACGCGCATCGCCGCTACGGCTTTGCCAACGATTTGGCGAGACTTGCCCAGGGCGTGCGCCGACCCCTGAAAAATTTATTTAAGGGCGTCTTGACACCCCGCAAAAGTACGCTAGACTCGCCAACAATACTTTATGGTATTGAACATCGGAGCACACTCAATGACTGATTTAACGACTGGAATCTCGGTGCAAAACGCCCCCCTGATGGGCAAGCACAAGGACTTTTTGAGAGACCTGAACCAACTCGACCGTGACCACCTCGGTCATCAGATTGGCGTCTCTGGCAGCTACATCACGAGCCTGATCTATCGGAATAGCCAGACCGTCAGCCTGTCAGTGGCGATCGCCATCGACAAGTACAGCAAAGGAAAGCTCGATTTTCGGGACATGGTCTCCGAGCGAGACCGAATCGACTGGGATTTCGTGGCTGACCGGCTGATCGAGAAGATCGAAAGCGCGGCTTAGCCGCCAAAGCCGCCCAGTCGGGATTGAGACGACAGGGCTGAGCGGCTAAACCCCTACTGGTTGTCAGCGGTGTAACAGGGGAACACGGGTGGCGAAGATAGCGCCCGTCCGCAAAAAGGCTGTCGAGTCGTGCGGCTCCGGTTGGATCGCTCGAAAAGGCTCAGTCTCAGGCTGAGTCATGCCCACCAGTCGGATCAGGGTTGAAATGCATAGCATGGGCTAGGGAATACCACTAAGGGAATACCACCATTTGATATTGTCTTTATGTTGTAATAATACCGACTGGTATTCTCCATCAACCAAAAAGAAATGAATTTATGAACTCTTTGACGCATCGGGCTTTGTCCATCGAAAAAACAGTCGATGGCTTCATCATCATCCAGCCAGTTGGAGAGGCTCCGGGTGATTGTGTGACCTTGGAAATTTCAAGCGATCAAGCCAAGCAAATTGGCAATTTTTTGCTACAAGGCTTGGCGGCTCAGACGGCAATTGGCAGCGCCAAAAACTCGGCAAGCCTGGATGTTGGTTTTGCCGACTTCTGGGAGTCTTACCCGCGAAAAATTAACAAGGCTGAGACGCACAAAATTTGGCGCAGCCGAGCGCTCGCTG